CAACTTAGCGGTTGAAATCGATAAGATTTTTGCATCGTTAGGTTTACGAAGAACTGACTGTCAAGATGTTCCAGATCCATCGCACTTGCGTCACAAGTTGATGCGATTTGAAGGTATTGTCGACCTTGACTCTGAACTTGTTTATCAATATAGAATGGAGAATTAATAGATGTTAGCAAATGGAATTAAGCTTGCTTATGGAAAAACTAAAGGAACTTATACTGACCTTGTAGGACTTAAAGAAGTGCCTGAATTCGGTATCGAACCTGAAAAGGTTGAAAACACAACCCTTGCAGATAAGGTTAAAAAATACGAATTTGGTATTGGTGATGCAGGAGAGCTTGAGTACAAGTTCGCTTATGATAACTCAAGCACAACTTCTTCTTACCGTGTGTTGCGTAAGGCAGCGGAAGATAAGGAGAAACTCTTCTTTGAACAAACTTACCCAGACAAAACCAAGGTCCAATTTGAAGGACAGGTATCTGTCAAACTTGGCGGTGGTGGTGTGAACTCTGTTATTGAGTTTACTCTTAAAATCGCATTACAATCCGAACTTGAATTCACAGACGGAATTGGAGGATAATAGATGGCTACTCTACCATACGCAGTTTGGCAAGTCAGTGAGGATAAGGAGTTGAAGCTCCGCCTCACATCCTTGCAAGCGACTAAAGTCGAAGAGAAAATCGGAATGAATTTGCTCAAGGTGTTTATGCCTGCAGAAGGCGAATCTTTCACATTGCCACCTTTGAAGGTGATGTTGCTCTTAACTCATGGAGCACTTCAGAAATACGAGCACGGCATTTCATTCGAAGATGTATCTGATTTATATGATTCTTACGTGGATAATGGCGGTGACCAGGCAGCGTTTATGGCAGATGTTGTCTTGCCGATGCTTCAAGTATCGGGTTTTATGCCACGGGAGGAGAAAAACAAGAAGAAAGCTCCCAAGAAATCCAAAGCCAAAATGGAAGTAGTCGACTAGAAGAGACTACTGTCCATTCAGTAAAAGAAATGGTTGAGAGGCTATATCCGATGTTCTTAGATATCGGAGGAAAGCCTCTCGATTTTTGGGATTTAACCATATTAGAAATCAGAGACATGATTGAAAGTCACAATCGTGTCACGATTCAAAAGCAAAAAGAAAAAATAGTTGAATCTTACAGGCTTTCGCAAATGATAGCGAATAACGTATCCTTGTTGCTTTCGAAAGAAGCTAAACCTCTTGATATTTGGGACTATGCTCCAGACTTGTTCCGGGAAGAGAGAGACCAAGTAGAAAAGGCAAGGCAAGAACAAGAAATGAGGATGCATAAGGAACGTATGCGCGCATTCGCTGAGAGTCATAATCGAAAAATGAAGATGAAAGGAGAATAGATGGGGGTTACTCTTGATGAGCTCAAGGTAATGATTGATGCTGAAATCGCACCTTTCAAGAGCAAGATGAAAGAAGTCGAGAACAGAGTCAAAGATGCATCTGGTAGGGTCCAAGAATCAACCAACAAGATCAAGGCACAGTCCGGTTCTATGTTGGGTACATTTGCTAAATTGGCTAAATTTGCCGGATTGGCATATCTTGGCAAGAAGATGCTCGATGTCGGTATGTATTCGACTCAAATGGCTCTTGAAGTTACGGCAGCAGTCAATCAAATCAAGCGCCAAATGGGCGAGAGTTCACAAACATTCTTAAAATGGGTTAACGACAACGCGAGTGCTATGAACATGGGCGTTGGTGAAGCGACAAAATATGGGGCGGTATATTCAAACTTATTTTCTGGCTTTATCAAAGATTCAAACAAGCTTAGCGCTTATACTGCTAAGATGCTTCAGACATCAGCAGTTGTCGCAGAGGGTTCAGGACGTAGCATTACCGATGTTATGGAGCGTATTCGTTCAGGTTTACTCGGGAACACCGAAGCAATTGAAGATTTAGGAATCAACGTCAATGTTGCTATGATTCAATCTACTGAAGCGTTCAAGCGTTTTGCAAATGGCCAAAGCTGGGACCAATTGGATTACCAGACACAACAACAGATTCGTTTAATGGCTATCTTGGAACAAGCGACTGCTAAATACGGCACAACCTTGTCTCAGTCAGTCAACGGACGAATCAGCTTGTTTAAATCATTGCTGAAAGATGCTGCCTTAAACGTAGGAAACGCATTCTTACCAATCGTGAACGCTGTCATGCCAGTCTTGAACTCATTCGCTATGGTATTGAAGAACGTTACTGCTAAGCTGGCAGAGTTTATCGCTCTAATGTTTAACAAGAAAGCGACTGTAAAAGACGGTGGTGTAGCTGGTGCAGTCAATGACATGAATGGTTCATTGCAAGATGCAGCAGGCGGTGCAGGAGACCTCGCAGATGCCATGGGTGACGCAGATGATGCTTCAGGTGGTATGGCCGATAACTTGGACGACACAGCCAAGTCAGCTAAAAAAGCCGTTAAGGAATTACTTGGTCTAATGGGATTTGATGAAATCAACCTATTAGGTAAGAAAGACGACTCTGGTGACGGAGACGGAGCTGGAAAAGGTAAAGGTGGCGGTGGTGGAGGTAAAGGTAAGAAAGGAAAGGGAGGCGGTGGCGGACCTTTCAAAGATATCTTGCCAGAAGTTGCTCTAACCGACATGGACAATCAATTCAAGAGCATTTTTGACGGTTTAGGAAACAAGCTGAAAGGACTATCTGACCTCTTTAGCAAAGGTTTCACTGCTGCATTCAGAGCTGAAGGTTTAGAACGTATCAAGATTGGTCTTGGTCAAATCAAGACGACACTTGAAGAAATCGCTACTGATCCACGGGTCGTTAATGCCTTCAATGGCATGACTAAGAAAATCGCTTATGCACTAGGGCAGATTGTTGGTTCTATCGGTACGGTCGGAGTTGGTATCGGTGTTTTCCTTGCTGAAAGCATCGCAAATGGTCTAGGGCGCCAAAAAGAGCGCATCATCCGCGCTCTGGTGGCGGAATTTGAGAACACGGGTAATATGTTTGCCTCGGCCGGAAACATCGCTCAAGCGTTCGCAGACGGCTTCTACGATGTCATTACATCGACTGGTGCTATTCGTATTGGAAGTTCGGTTGTGTCGTCTATTTTAGCGATTCGTTCAAGTATTGTAGAGATTAGCTACAAGTTCGGCGGCGACCTTATGAAAGGTATCGAGCGAATTGTTACAGATAATATGCCTGGCATTGCTGAGATTTTCTCAAATACTTTGTCTGATATCGCTCCAATCTTTGAAAGTGCTGAACAAGCAATCAATGACATGTCTGATTCAATCAGTCGTGTGTATGATAATTATATTAGACCATCGATTGAATCGTCAACAAAGGCTATATCTGGTTTTGTTAGCGTATTTGTAAAAGGCTGGAACAATCATATCCAACCGGTCATCAAGAAAATCGGTCAAGGTTTCTCCGATACAATCGGTAAGCACATTTCACCATTGATTCAAAAGATTTTGGACATGGTCGCTAGCTTCCAAGAAATGTCACAAGTCATCAATGCTTATTTAGCACCAGTTATCAGCTTTATTGTTGAACAATTAACGAAAGTTCTAGCTCCAACTCTTGAATATATTGGAGAAGTCTTCCGTGTATTATTTAATACTGCTGCAGATATTTTGGGAGGAATAGCTGACTTTGTTAAGGGTGTGTTTGATATCATCACTGGTATTCTTACGAGTGATATGAGTAAGATTTTTGATGGTTTCACCGAAACGGGCGATGCTATCATGAGCATCTTGTCTACAATCTTAACTGGATTGTTAGATTTAACAGTAGCAGTTTTGAAAGTTATCTGGGATACGATTGTAGCAATCTTCCAAGGAATTTGGGACGGTATCGTAGCTATTTTCTCTCCAATTGCAGAATGGTTCGCTGGTGTGTTCCAAGCTGCATGGGATGGAATTGTTGCCATCTTTACTGGTTTAGGCACATGGTTCAGTGCTCGTTGGACTGAAGTGACTACTGCACTTTCAAACATCGGCACCTGGTTCACAGATATGTTCCAGAAAGCTTGGAATGGGCTTACTGGTATATTTGCTAATATCGGCACTTGGTTCGGCGAAAGATGGAACGACGTCACGAATGCACTTGCTAACGTAGCTACTTGGTTTGGAAGTATCTTCTCAAGCGCTTATAATGCAGTGGTTAACGCATTTAGTAGCATTGGAGGCTTCTTTAGTGGCGTTTGGTCAACTGTCAAGAGTATCTTTGTTAACGCAGGTCAAGCAGTCGGTAGCGCAGTAGGCGGAGCCTTTAGAAGCGCAGTTAATGCAGTGCTTGGAACGATTGAGAATGTAGTCAACGGCTTCATCAGCATGATCAATGGCGTTATTGGTATGATTAACAAAATCCCTGGCGTATCTCTTGGTGGTATTGGCTATGTGAGTCTACCTCGATTAGCTCGTGGTGGTATCGTTGACAGTCCGACTGTAGCCATGATTGGCGAAGCTGGCAAAGAGGTTGTCATGCCACTTGAGAACACTGGTTTCTTACAGACCATGGGTCGTATCGTAGGTGGTGCAGTAGTCAACGCTCTAGGTGGTGGCTTAACGCAATCAAGTGGCTTCAGTGGCAATGGCGACATCGTGATCCAGATTGGTGGCCACGAATTCGGACGTGTGGCTATTCAAGAAATCAATAGAGAACAGGAACGTGCAGGACAAGTCTTGCTTAACATTTAGAGGGAGGTAAAATGGCACGCTTAATTATTAACGGGGTGGCTGTTAAGCCTCCCAAATCTTTTCAGGTCGGTATTCAGGACATAGACGGAGAAACAGGGCGTAACGCAAACGGAGACATGGTGCGTGACCGTATCACGGTTAAACGTAAATTAGATTGTGAGTGGGGCATGCTGACTCAAGATGAAATGAGTCAACTTTTAAATGCCGTATCACCTGAATTTTTTACGGTGTCCTATCCTGACCCTATGTCGGGTCAAACCACGAAGACTTTTTATGTTGGAGACAGAACGGCTCCTAGCTATTCATTTACTGAGAAGTTCAAGCCTTGGTCTGGTGCTAAGTTCAATCTGATAGAAAGGTAGGTAGAACATGGATATATTCAGACGACATAAATTCAATGAAGCGATGTTCGCTAAAAAACGCACTCTTGCTATCAGAGTAGGACGGTATCAATCAAGTGATATCAAAGAAGCTAATTTTGAGTACGGCTACATCAAAGGCGATACTTATAAGCCCGGCGGAACATGCGCAGGCAGTGCTAAAATCGTCTTTACGAGCATCATTACCACTTTCAATAAGTTAGATAAGATTTACCCTGAAATTGGCCTTTTGGTCGATGGAACCTATGAATGGGTTAAAATGGGAGAGTATTTTATCAACGACATTGAAATTGACCGAAACCGTAACACGACTACGCTTGATCTAATGGACGGAATGTTTAAGTTGAACCGTGAATATGTCACAGACTTAACCTACCCAGCAGATATTAAAAATGTGATCAAAGAAATCTGTTTAAAAACAGGTGTCGAACTTGCCAATGAAAACATAGGTATTGCATCTATGAATTATCAAATTGACAAGGTGCCTGAAAATAAAAAAATGACATTTCGAGATGTTTTGAGCTTATCGACTCAAATGCTTGGGATGTCTTGTTTTTTCAACCGGGAAGGGAAACTTGAAATCAAAGGGTTGACTGATTCGGGTATCACGATTACAGCAGATAATTACTTCTTACACGGCTTAACTAGAAGTGAAGTTGAGTATCAAATCGCAGGGATAACCTGTAAAAAGGATAAAGAAACACTCACGGTTGGATTGCGTACAGGTCGTTCTCTTGAAATTGAGAATGTGTTGATGTACCAGTCTGCCTTAGACAACCTCTATTACAATATCAAGGATATCAGGTACTATCCGTTTAGCCTGAATTATCAAGGGCATCTATTACTTGATGTTGGCCAATGGGTGACCATCAAAACCAACACAGGGGAGAAGTTCAAATCTCCAATTTTGAGTCAATCTTTCAACTTCAAAGGCGGGCTTCGTGGTCGTATTAGTGCCGACAGCAAAGCTGGCAACGATGCGCAATATTCGTACGCTGGAACCATAACAAAAAAGATTTTACAATTTGATAACTTTGAAGCTCAACTTCAAAATAAAATTGAAGAAGCAGATAGAGAGTTCGACGCTAAGGTTGACCAAATCAAGCAAGATTTTAGTGATCAAATCAAGCTTGTTGAAGCTAAAACCGAAGAAGATAAACGTGCGTTATCTGAAGAAATCAACAGAAGGTTTCAAGATTTCAGTCCAGCTGGATTTGACGAAGCCAAAGCAAAAGCAGAAGAAGCCTTAAAAAAGGCTGGCACAAGCTCTGATTTAGCGGAGCAAGTGAAAGGGTTAGTAGATACAACAAGACAAAATCTTGATACTTTCAAAAGCCAAGTATACAACAATTTCGTAACTGATAATCAATTAAGAAGCGACTTATCGACTGCTAAAACCGAATTGAAGAAGTATGTCAAAGAAGAAACAGACGAGAAGACAAGCGCTATTCGTGAAACAATCGCAAATGGATTCGTCGCAAAAAGCACTTACCTTGAAAATGTCGAAGGCGTTAACCAACGTTTTGAAACCCTCAAACGAGATAACGAAATCAAACTAGCCGATTACAAGCAAGGTATTGACGGACGATTTGCTAATTTCGCAAGTCAAATGGCTGGCAAGGTCAATCAAATAGACTTTCAACGTGTGAGAGAAACGGCCCAACTCTATGAGCGAATTTTAGGGAATACTGATAACGGTATTGCTGATAATGTGTCGCGAATGGCTCTTACGAGTCAGTTATTTCAAGTTGAAGTTGCAAAAAATGTCGGAGATAGTCGAAATTTCGTCAGAAATGCTGATTTTCGAGAGGGTTCAAAGAATTGGACGTTGAAAACTTCAAATGGTTTAAATATCAATTTCGACCACTCAATCACACAACGAAAGCAAACTGGAGCGCATATTTACGGACAAGTTACAAATAGCACTTCTGGATTTGAACAGAAAATCAAAATCACTTCAAAAAGTGGTAGTAAAATTACGCTTTCTCTTTTGCTTTCAAAAGACGGTGAAGCAAGATTTAGCGGTTTAAGAATTGGATTGCAGTTACGCAATAATAATTCGGATATTTCACAACTTTGGAAAGATATTCCAAATAGGGATATTCCGTGGGAGAAATACAAGCGACTTGATTTCACGTTTGACATTGGCTCGGATATTGATGAAGTTGTTTTGAAACTTTACGGAGAGCAAGGAAAGACAATCAACCTTTATATCTCGGAAATCAAGCTAGAAACTGGAAGTCAAGCGACATCATTCACGCTTGCTCCAGAGGATACTGAAGAAGCTATTGCAGGCACAAATTCAAAACTTGAAGCAACACGGACACAAGTCACTCAACTCGCTGGCTCATACGCAATCAGGAATCTGAATAGCGCTGGTGACTTAATCAACGGTATCAATTTCGCTGCTAACGGGAACAACCGTATCATTGGTCGAGCTACTCACATCTCAGGAGAAACGCTGATCGATAATGCTGTTATCAAGTCAGCCATGATTGACAAGCTGAAGACTGCCAATTTTGAAGCTGGCTCAGTGACTACCAATATTTTGGGAGCTGAGGCAGTAACCGCTGAGAAGGTTAAATTTGATACTGCATTCATCCAGCGGTTGGTATCACAACAAGCATTTATCAATGAGTTGTTTGCGAAACAAGCGACTATTACTAAAATACAGTCTATTGATTTCACAGGAAATCACATCAAAGGTGGTCGAATTTCCTCGCTAAACGGGAAAGCCACATTTGACTTACAAAGCGGTTGGATCGATATGAACCAACCTGGAGTTGGTATCAGAAATCAATTCGCTGGGCGACCTATCCAATATCTCGTTTTCGGACAAGGTTCGCTTCATGGTAAAGATGGCTCATATACCACTTTAATGTCGAACTCTAACAACAAAGTAGCAATGGACGACGGTGCAGCGGGTATTCAAATTTGGAATACAAACGATAATACGAGCGCAGTCAATATTTATGGCGACATGATTGACTTCATGTATAATGCGAGCGATCCACGGTCAATTCATTTTGACACGATAAAAAACGAAATTTCAAACCTTGAAACCATTTGGATAAAAGGAAAA